GCTGAAATTCTTCACAAGTTTTAGGCGCTATTCTTGATTTATTCTGGCTGTTTTTCTTCATGTATGTGTGTTTTCATGATACCGTCGCCACGCATGGGACGCGAGCGGCACTGTTTACCTCCTGAATCGGGCGGCGATTCTCCCCGCCGTCCGCACTTTTCAAGAGGAAACAACGCCCCCTTTGAAAGCCGCTGGGCACCTGCTCGGCGGCTTTAATTTGTGCAGAATTGAGGTGTGACCAGTGGCAAAAACGAAACAACCGCGCGGGCTGAGTGTGAAACAGCGCCGTTTCATTGAGGCGTATAACGGCAACGCGACTGAGGCTGCGATTGCTGCTGGATATTCCCCTAAAACTGCAAGGTCTCAAGCACAGCGAATGTTGACAAATGTTGACATTTCAAAGGCTATTTATGATCGAGAAAACGAGCGCATTGATTCTTTAATAATGACGCGCGAAGAACGTCAGGCCCTTTGGAGTGAGATCGCACGCGATAAGGACGAAAATATTATGGCGCGGCTGAAAGCCTCTGAACTTCTGGGGAAGTCGGAGGCTGATTTTATTGAGCGGAAAGAAGTAACTGGCAAGGATGGCGAGCCACTAATCGACGCGCGGAATTTTCACATAACGTATGAGCTTATAAAGCCGAAAGTGAACGATGGATAAAGGAACGTATATCCCATTACCTGAAATTCTCGGCGGCCTGTTTGAAGCTCACAGATACAAAATTATGTATGGAGGGCGCGGCGGCGGGAAATCTTATGCAGTTGCGTCTCGGCTTGTGGGTTTTGGCGTAGAGCGCCCTTTGCGCGTGCTGTGCGCGCGTGAATATCAAGTGTCGATCAAAGACAGCGTTCATCGTCTGCTTGCTGACCGCATCGAGGCGCTTGGGCTTTCGCCTTTCTATACCATTACGCAAACGTCAATCGTCGGCACGAACGGCACGGAGTTCGTTTTCAAGGGGCTTCATCATAACGCGCAAGAAATCAAGTCGATGGAAGGCGTTGATATATGCTGGGTCGAAGAGGCAAGCGCGGTCAGCGCGGAAAGCTGGGACGTTTTAATACCGACGATCCGCAAAGCTGGAAGCGAAATCTGGCTGACGTTCAACCCGCTCAGTCCAGACGACGCAACGTGGACACGGTTCGTCAAGAATCCGCCGCCCGGCGCGTGGGTGCAGAAGGTTCTCTATTCTGATAATCCGTGGTTCCCGTCGGTATTGGAAGAAGAACGAAAACACTTGCAAGAAATTGACCCTGAGTTATATCAGCATATTTGGCTAGGCGAACCGCGCACGATCAGCGACGCGCAAGTTTTCAAGGGCAGATATTTGGTGCAAGAGTTTGAAACGCCGGAAGACGCGAGGTTCTTTCATGGGTGCGATTGGGGATTTTCGCAAGATCCATCTGCGCTCGTTCGTTGCTTCATTCGCGGAAACGTTCTTTATGTTGACCGCGAAGCATACGGCGCAGGCGTTGAGCTTGATGAATTACCGCAACTGTTTGATTCTATCGAGACTTCGCGCAAATGGCCCATATATGCCGATTCCGCACGCCCAGAAACGATCTCGTACATGAAGCGGCAAGGCTTCAAGATAATGCCCGCTAAAAAATGGGCGGGCAGCGTCGAAGACGGGATCGCGATTCTAAAGTCATTCGACAAGATTATTGTTCATCCGCGTTGCGTTCATACTGCCGACGAGTTTTACCGCTATTCATACAAAGTCGATAAAAACAATGGTGACGTATTGCCGGTCATTGTGGACGCATATAATCATTGCGTTGCAGAAGGAACGATAATAACGACGGAACGCGGCGATGTCCCAGTGGAAGAAGTAACAACGTCGGACAAAGTATTAACGCGTGAAGGATTTAAACGCGTGCTATGGAGCGGCAAGACAGGCGAGAAACGCGACGTGCTGGAGATCAGCGCAGGCGGTTCTCGCCTTATTTGTACGCCCGAACATCTAATTTATACGGTCAATCGCGGTTTTGTGAAGGCCGCGACTGTTACGGGAGAGGATGTTTTATTATGTCTAGAGAAGCAATCGAATTCGACGGCTTCACATGGTACAGATACCCGGACGCGCGGCGCAGAAGCGACCGCGTTTATTACAAGCGAACGGTTAAAAAGGGCGGCAAATATTGCCCCGAAACGCTACACCGCTACATTTACGAAAAAGCGCATGGCGAAATCCCGAAAGGTTTCCACGTTCATCACAAAGACGGGAACCCCGATAACAACGCGCTTGAAAATTTGGAATGTCTTTCAGTCGCTGACCATGTACACAAACACCCGTTCACGGCTGAACGATATGAAAAGCAAAAAGAACTTCTTGAACGAATTCGACCGCTTACAAAGGCTTGGCATAAAAGCGCGGAAGGGCGTGCAAAGCATAAAGAAATCGGCGGCCTTGCGTATAAGAATTTCACGCCAGAACCTAAAATTTGCGAGAACTGCGGAAAGACTTTTCTTCCGCGTGCAATCGGCAATCGTGATAAATTCTGCTCGAATGCTTGCAAATCGGCATGGCGGCGAAAACAGCATATCGACGATGAAGAAAGGACTTGCCCAATTTGCGGCAAGTCCTTTTCTGTCAACAAATACAGCGACAAGAAAACTTGTTCCCGTTCGTGTGCAAACCGTTTCCGCGCGAAAGAAGCCCGTGACGGTTTACGACTTAGCTATCACAGGGCAAAATGAATTTTTCGCAAATGGCATCTTGATACACAATTGCTTAGATGCCGCACGCTATAGCCTTTCCGGGTATATCACGCGCGGTTCTGGCATGAAAATTAACCCTATAAACCTTCGCGGGAGGTGACAGAAAACATGACGGCAAAAAAAGAAAAACGTCAGCTGTTCCGCGCCGTAGCGGTCAAATCTGGCGCGGATATTCCGACATATGAACAACTGCGTCGCATGTACGCGCCACCCGCAACGCTCGGACGCGCAAGCGATGAAGTCAGAGCGGCAATGGACGCGGCTTTCGAGGCCGACGTTATGCCGATGATTACGAACGCTTATTCGATTCTCGGCGCGGCGGCTATGCCGCGTTTTATCGGTTATCCGGCGCTTGTTGGCTTGTCACAAAACGGCCTTATGCGCGCGGCCTTTGATATGATTGCCGACGAGATGACGAGGCGATGGATCGACATAAACACGAACAAAAGCGTCGAAGATGGCGAACAGAATCCCGTTATCGCTGACCTGAAAACCGACATGGAACAGTTCAACATCAAAACGCTGTTTCATGACGCGAGCCGCTTAACGAGCAATCTCGGCGGTTGTCTTGCGTACATTGACACCGGCGAAGAAGATCCCGCCGCGCTCATGACTCCGCTCTATCTTGACGAAAGCACGTTCAAGCCGGGTAGTCTGCGCGGCTTCCGGCTGATTGAACCGTTCAACATTTCGCCCGGTTTTTACAACGCAAACAATCCGCTCGCGCCTGATTATTTCAAGCCGCGTTCGTATTTCGTGCTCGGCAAGGAAGTCCACGCGACGCGTTTTTTGCCGCCGTTCACGTCTACCCTTCCGCCGACGATGCTGATCCCCGCGTACAACTTTTTCGGGATTCCGCTCGCGCAGACGACGCTTGACGTTGTGCAGCACTTCACCGAGTGCCGCGAAGCCGAGGCGCGACTGCTGAAAAAATTTTCGCTGACCGTCTTTAAAACCGACATGAGCGACCTCATGAACGGCCTTGAAGATACGAACATTCGCGCGCGCCTGAAATACTTCGTGCAGAATCAGGATAACGACGGTGTAATGACCATCGACAAGGAAGAAGACATTATCAAAGTCGAAACGCCGCTTGCGGGTGTAACGGACATCGTGCGCCAGTCAATGGAAATGGTCGCCGCGTATTTCGGCGAACCGACTGTAAAACTTTGGGGCATTTCGCCCGGCGGCTTCAACAGCACCGGCGAAGCTGACCTTCGCAATCATTACGATCACGTCGCGGCCAATCAGGAAAAGATGTTCCGTGAACCGTTGAACGCTGTGCTTAAACTGTTGCAGTACAACCGGCGCGGCTCGGTCGACGAGAGCATTACAGCCTCGTTCGTTCCCATCGGCGACGAAGACGCGGGGCAGATCGCGAATGTGAACAAGACGAAAGCGGACACGGCTTCGATCTATCTGCAAAACGGCGTCTTGTCGGCTGAAGAAGTTCGGCAAATGCTCGCGGATGATGAGCAGAGCGGCTACACGACAATCGACGTTGAAGCCGTTCCCGAAGACGAAACCGACGGCGGCGAAATGGACATGGGCGGCATGATGGGCGATATGTCTGAAAATCCCGCCGAGAGCGCGTCAGAATCACCGGGAGTTGGCGAAGAGGTATAAATTATCGACCGTGCGCAAGATCGCGCGATTTTGACCGATTTTGACGGGAGGCGGCGAACGTGAAAAAGAAACCGAAAACCATTCCGCCGCTTCGCCCGTCTGCGGGGCTTGAAGCGTGGTACAGAAAAGAACTGCGCAAGAATATCCGTCTAATGTCGAACAGCGTCGAATATTGGTTGCGCGCCGTTTATCGCAGGCGTGAAGATGAAATTGTCGCGCAAGACGCAAGCCCCGCGTGGAATATTTGGGACGACCTGAAAAAGACGATGGCGCGCTGGCAAAAGCATTTCAATGAACTCGGCGAACGTCTCGCGCGGCGGTTTGTCGGCAGACTGAGCAAGGCAGAAAAAGCGCGGTTCGAGCAGGCGCTGAAAGACGCGGGGTGGACGGTCAAGTTTCAGAATCCGCGCGGCGTGAATAACATCTTGCAGTCGGGCATTATTGAGAACGTGAATTTAATCAAGTCGATTCCTGAAAAGTACCTAACCGAAGTACAAAGCATCGTCAATATCGGTATTCAAAACGGGAAAGACCTTGATTACATCACGCGCGAACTACACAAGCGGTATGAAATCACAGAGCGTCGCGCGAACATGATCGCCCGTGACCAGAATAACAAAATCACGGCGGCGCTTGACCGCGAACACGCGCAACATCTCGGCATTACTGACGCGGTGTGGGTGTACACCTACGGAAGCAAAGAACCGCGCCATACTCATATCGAAATGGACGGCCAGCGGTTCAAGCTGTCCGAGGGACTTTACGACCCGAACCCAAAAGTCGCGCGGAAGATTCAGCCCGCCGAGCTTGTGAATTGCCGGTGCATGTACAGAATGTTACTTCCTGAGTATGACTATACCGACCAATTCGACGACAGCGGCAAATGGGCCGACCGGCGGCATTCGCCGGATAATCCGAATTTTGAGGGGTGATAACATGAGCCTTTTATCGTGGCTGAAAAAGAATATCGCCCGCGATGACGCATGGATCACGGTTCACCCGAATTCTGGAACTGGCCGCCCTGTGCTTCTTGATGATGAAGGCTACATCAAAGGCGGCATGGGCGGGAAGTTCACGGGACAACGGATTGATCTTATCCCGCGAAAAAGCGGCTACGGCGCGCCTGTTTCAGAATCGAACCAGTTGAATAAATCAACACCGGGATTTTTAAGAACTGATCGGTATACACTAAAAGCGCCTCAAAATGCGGCTTCACACGCAACGCATCTTACTGCGGAGCAAAGCGCAAAGGTAACGGCAAATCAAGAATATTTTGAGCGACAACTTAATGAATTAAAGGATTTTTTTAAATCCCATAAGTGGAGTACAGAAGGGATAGAACGCCGTTCTGAAGAAGCCCGTAAAGAGTTAGGCGAAACTGTACAAAAGATATACACAAACGATAAATTGACAGACGACCAAAAAGACCGAATGGCGACATTCTTAACAAATAGCGCAATCCATTATAAAATTCGATTAGAACCAACGATGTACAATGACCCAAACGACCATAGAACCTCAATCATGCGGGCAAAAATAAAGGCTGTACATGATGCGCTTGAAGGTAAAACGACGGATTCGCCGCCGTCCTTGGGGGGCGTTTCTAAAGGGGAACCAATGGGTAAAACCGAAGCAGATACTTCAAATGCAAATCCGCGTTTTTTAATGGAGAGTGGTTCTCAAACAAATTGTCAGACGTGCGTTGTTGCGTATGAAGCCCGGCGTAGGGGTTATGACGTAGAAGCGACATTGAATAAGCGCAATTCGTTTAATGAGCGAATTTCTCAGGACTGGCGGAGTCCTTTTTATGAGGTAGAAACAGGCTTGCCGATTAGGGCAAAAACATTAGAAGGCAATACCCCGCAGAAAGCCGAAAAATGGCTTATGGACAACACTAGGCCCGGCGAACGCTATGTAATGTCGTTGGAATGGAAAGATGGTGGCGGCCATGTTGTGAACGTGGAAAGAGACGCAAGCGGGGTTCATGTAATAGATGCGCAAAGCGGATTAAACGGAAGTGCGAAAGATTATATGAAACTGATAAAACTCAGGGGGAGAGAACCCCCTGAGCTGTTGCGCGTTGATAATGCTGGGTTTAATCCAGATATATGTGATAGGATTCTAAAACCAAAGGGGGGAAGATAATGAACGTGCAAATAAAACAGGAAATGAATAAAATCGCGGACGAGTACAATGTCCCGCGTCTTCGTTTTATAAAGCATTTTAACGGGCATGATGTTTATTCGCCGGACTTCCCCGAAGGTGCAAAAACAGGGCTTCCTCTTTATTTTGTTATTGTAGACAATGAAATAAAGAAAATAATCGGCGCTGATGCGTTGCGTTTGATGGCAGAAATGTTCCCTGATGATGAAACAGCGACAGACACCTCGATTACATTCGACTCCGCCCCTTCCCAGCGCCGCAAAGACGAAAACGGCTTCATGCACGTTGATTCTTCGCATATCACGAAGGAACAAGTCGTTAAATACTACGGGCGCGAAATCCCCGGTTGGCAAGAACTGAAACTTGATCCCGAACGTCTGTACAATGTCTATCGCCCCGCTGACGAGATCGAGAAAGCCGCGCCGACGTTCGACGGCTTGCCGCTTCTGCTACAGCATCACCTCGAAAGCGCGGACGAACCGCAAAAGGAATTCCGCGTCGGCAGTATTTCGCGCCCCGTCTGGAACGCGCCGTATTTGGACTGCGATCTTCACATCACCGACGGCGCGGCGATTGATGCTATCGAACACGGCGACTTTAAAGAGATTTCAGCCGCGTATCTGTACGAGCCTGTCATGGAGCGCGGAACGTTCGACGGCGACGATTACGAAATCGTGATGCGGAATTTGCGCGGAAATCACGTCGCGCTCGTCGAAAAAGGCCGCGCCGGTGCGGACGTTGTCGTGGCCGATTCTGCGCCGCGTATTCTGCGTTCGTTCGCGGCGTGGGTGCGAAAGAATCCGCTTGCGCTGAAAGACACTGAAACGACCGCGTGGGACGCGACGCGAAACGCGTTGAACAAAAGAAAATAGCTTCATCACGGTAAAGAAAGCGACTTCCGAAAGGAAGCCGCTTTTTTTCATATAGATGGACAGCGCCGCCGACGGGCGGCAATTATTTTCCTGTGAAGGAGTGTTGCAAATGTCAAAACGCAAAGTACCTCATTTTGTCCGTTGGCGCTACGCAATGGACGCAACGCCCGAGATCAAGGGCGTTGAAGCAAGCCCCGCCGCTCTGAGCGACGCGAAGGCCGTTATCGACGCGCAGATGGAAGGCTCCACGCCGCGCAATATCGGCGTTGACCTTGACAAGGATGCGAGTGTTGACGAGATCGTGATGAAGTTCTTCCCCGGCGCTTCGCCCGAAGACACGGAGACCATCGTGGAACTGCTGAAGAAGTACAAGGCTCAGCCCGCGACGGTCGAGGTCGAAGACGGCGAAGACGTTCC